TTAAACCCCGCTCAAAATCAGTACTAGCATTTTGATCACATCGTCCAGTACTACAGGTGGCAGATACACACCGAACACCACCAATACCACCGGAATGATCACGTAGTTGTACACAATCAAAAAAACGAACACATAGGCGATGTAATGCTTCCAGGACGTGTCTATAGACTTAACTGTAGTCTGCCTCTTGTTTGTAACGTTCTCCTTGCTATGAGCTTCCTGTGAAGGGATAGCGTTACCTGTCATTTTACTGATCAAACCCTTGATGAACTCAATCATGCCAAGTCCTCCAATAGTCCTCTGATTTTTTGCATATGCTCCTTATCCATTCCTGCTGTGAATTTGAATTTCGCCATCAGTGCTTTATTCAAACTGCCCCACTGAGAACACAACATACAAATAAGTGCTGACTCACAATGCAATGCTTCGGCGTATGTTGGATAACACGCTAGGATGCTCTTTTTAAATGGTTCACCCGCTTCGATCATATCATTCACTGATTTACTGGAACTGGTGTAATCGTTCCAGTTTGACTGTTTAGAAGTACTTTTAATCTCTGAGACATTTTTAACTGACTTCCATACTCGTTTCTGACCAATATAGAATTCACCGCTGTTAGGAAACTGAATTATGTAGACGAAACACGCTGTTTCTTCTGGGATGAAATCTTCATCTCTGTACCACATTGCCCATTTCATATCTTGTTCGTCATTTGACGCCATTTTTATCACTCCTTGATAAATACATTCATACACATATTTATGAGGAAACATCAAAATGAGCATCGAAACAGACGTAATCGAGTTACTGAAAAAACTTGAAGGCACTAAACAATACCAGACCAAAATGAAGTACTTCAGAAATGGTATGTTCCATATCTATAAAGATTCAGAAGGTTTTGAAACCATCGGGTACGGTCATCTGGTTAAACAAAGTGAACGTAGTAAGTTCGTGAACGGAATTACAGAACAACAAGCCGATCAATTACTCCTGGTCGATTACCAGAAAGCAAAGCGTGATGCTGATTCATTCAATCTGGATTTACCTGAACGTTGGAATGCATTAGTTTCTATTCTTGTATTCCAGTTGGGTAAAGCTGGTTACTCTAAGTTCGTGAAACATCTTGCAGCATTGAAGAACCGCAATTATGCAACTGCAATTGTAGAACTGAAAAACAGCAAACTGTACCAACAGACCCCGAACCGTATCGATCAATTACTGTACTGGGTAACAAACTAAAACAACTAAGGCCAGCTATTATGCTGGCCTTAGTTGTTTTTCATGCTGCAATTCTAAAATGGTCAATACACGTGAAAGTTTCACATCAATTTCGTTGATTTTCATCTGAACGTTTTTCAATTCGCTTTCTAATACAACCTGCTCATTTTCAATCTTGTCTAAACGTTGTTTCAGTAATTTCTGTTCAGATTGCAAGTCACCAATGCGACGTTCCAGAGCCTCTGTATCCTGTTTAAATTCACGGTATCGCGTGAATACAAAACCCAGTACTGCCACGGTCGCACTTACACCTGCAATTAATGTACCTGTAATCATCATACGCAAATCCCGAGAAATAGACTCAGCGTAACGATTGTCCATAATGGCAAGCCAACAGTATGCAGTGCAGCAAGTCCTACTACTGCTGCTGCATAAATGCCAAACTTGATTATTTTTTCTTTATCCATATTATTATCCTCTCTCAATTGTACTGAGAGTATTTATTATTTTTATTCCAAAAACGGCTGTTTTAACTGCACAAGATAGTATTGAATGCCTAAACCTTTAACGAACAATTTGTATACGTCAATTACCTGCACCTGGTACACATCATCGTAATATTGCCAATTAACAATATCACCCCGGTTCAGTACTGGCATATCGCCACCCATGAATGCAATATTCATGAAGTCATGCCCCATTACATCTACCCCATAATCTTTGAAATACTTAGAATCGATGAATGCCTGATTGAATGGACGGTTACACATCAGCACTTCATAACCGTCTAATGTGATGTTTTCTGTTACTTCTTCACTAAAATGCTCTTGCATTAGTTTCTCCTGAATATGAATGTTCCTTTCATATTATTTATAATGAGTCGGGCTTGATGTTCCGTCTCTGAAAAGAAGTCGTAAATCATTTTGCGTCGTTTCTTCTCATACTTACCGATAATACGTTTACTGCGTTTCTTCTTTTTCAGACTGGTATCAATCAAATACTTCTTGCCGTTCTGTTCCACTACTTTGTACTTCTTACCCATCTGGGTATGCAGTCCTGCAATGTTGCCTTGTGCAGTCATACGAGCGTTAGCCGTTGGGATAATTTTGTTAAACGTTGCCGGATCATCTGTCAGTACTGAACGTAGGTATGCAGCCTGTGAACCACGTACAATGATTTGGTTAGTCCGGGTTCCATTACCGTGCTGAATGAAATTGAAGAATATCGCCCGTTTGGTGAATGCAACAGAACCACCCTCAACACTGTTGTTGATGTCATCCTGAATCTGTTTCGATAATGCACGGCATCGTTTTGTTAATTCTGACTGAAAATCTGTGATAAACACTTTGCCCTGACTATTCAGTACTCGTACTGCGTCGGCGGGAGTTGCCCCCCGCCTAAAATCGCCTGTTATCATTTTATTCTCCTTATGCTCTACCCACGATTACAGTTAAATCCATACCACTGTACGTACTCACTGTACCGTTATAAACAGACCTGAGCGTAATCGTAACCGACACACCTGCCGGGATGATCATTGCAGCCATACCAGTATTGATTGCAGAATTACCTAAACCAGATGCAGATGCAGTAACGCCGCCGATTTGAGTACCATTAGCAAATACCTGTACTGCACGAACATTCGTAATATCCCGAGGTGGGATTACAGATCTATCCTCAGAACCAGACACGGTAGCGGAAATTACTGGTATCGATAACAGGCGGGAGAATTGACTCTCAGCCGGAATAGTTAAACCACCGCTGTTAATCAACCACATACGCATGATATCGCCCTGAATGCTATTTGCTTTCAGATTGTCGATAGTACAGTTACTGAAATAGCCATTCGTGAATGAACCGCCAGACGCATATACAGTACCTTTGAAATGACCGCTCTCTGCGTAAACGTCGCCTTTGAAATAACCATTCTCCGCAAAAACACTACCCCTGAAATAACCATTATTGAAATAACTTGTGCCGTCCTTACGGATACACCATCCCTGACCACCATTAGCAGGCCAGGCGTCATTCCAGTTGTTCGAACTAATCTGATTACCAATTTTCGCGTTATTAATACTACCGTCCTGAATTTTGCCAGTACTGATACTTGCATCAGCAATATGTGCCTGTCCAATACTGGCATTAGCAATCATTGCACTATTGATGTAAACGGTATTGTTCTGAACTGCAAACGGAATGACCGGGTTAGATACTGCACCAGATGTTTTAGCAGTGATAATCTTGAAATCATCTGCTACAAAATATACTGCTGATGCTTTAGTATTTGCATCTGCATAGATACCCATACCTGCAATAGTACCATTAGCGTTTACCTTCAATTCGTAATGGCTATTAACAGTATTTTTTAGTGCGTCGATATTGGTAGTCATGGCAGTACTGACACTGCTGATAGAACCGTTCAGTTCAGATTTTGCCTGAGTTAATGCGGTTGATTGAGCCGTATCTTTAGAAGTGATAGTACTGTTAAGTGTCGCAACCTGGGACGTAATATTACTGTTGATACTGCTTACCTGTGCATTCAGTGCCTGTGTCTGAGCGGTGTCTTTAGTCGTAATAGTCTGATTCAGTGTTGTGACTGCTGCACTGATATCTGTAGCTGTTTTACTGGTTAGCTGGGTAATACTGGTACTGTTTGCAGTGTCACCGTCTGTGATGGCCTTATTCAGCGTAGTTACCTGTGCTGATAAGTTCGCTGCTGTAGTTGCCTGTAAATTGGTAATTGCCGTTGCGTTAAGTTTATCGCCATCAGTAATCAACTTTGTCGTTTTAGTTTCTGATGCACCCACTTGAGTAGTGGTGTTCACGTTAGCCTGCGTTACTGCGTCGTCAATAGCAGTACTGATCTTGTCGTCCAGATGTAGAAAATCGTTCAGTGACTGTTCATCCTGTGCAGACCAGTTCACCTTACTCTGCAAATCAACATAGATCCCTGCTGTATAGATAATCGAATCCTGGCCGAACTCGTCATAGGCTCCTGCACGTACATAGTACTTCCCATCTGCAACAGGGAATGAGTGCATGAATGGACTGTTAGTACCGAACGATTTCAGGTTCTGTGTGAACGTGCTGTTCGTGGCAACCTGTACCTGTACACCTGCGAAATCACTCACACCTGCCTCTGGATTATCGTAAGTAACAAATATGCTCTGATAACCAGCATTTGCCGTAAAACCTGTTAATCCCGGACATTGTGGGTTAGTCACCGTGATACGTGCTTCTGCACTGTAGATACTGCTGTTATGACCCCACGCCACGACACCGAAAGTACGGGTACGGCTGAGAGTATCCAGCTTGTTCATTGCATAGGTGTACGTGAACTGGTTAGCCTGGATGAAGTACGACCGCTTCTTAACCATCCCGGTATCGTAGATGATGATTTCGTATTTGTTGAAATAGCTGCTGAACGGCTTCCCGTTCACGTTCAGATATGACTGATCATCCCAACCGATTATGAAGTCCAGAGCATCTGTAGTATTGGCAGTACTGCCACGGTTAATCAGATTCAGGCCAGTAATAGCAGGCAGGGTAAACGCGAAATCAGGTACAACACCGTTCTGTGTCACCTTGTCTGACACAATGCCGAGATTGTTGAATGCTGCTACTGCAAAATCATATTGAACGCCTGTGGATAATCCATATAGCTCGTAACTCAGTACGTATTGGTTCGTGCTTCCGCCATACGTCCAGGTTTGTGTACCCGTCTGACGGTAGTACACGTAGTAACCACGCAGGTACTGATCGACACTCGCCGCCCATGTCAGTACTACAGTCTGCCCCTGACTCGTTGCACCCTTCTTAACAACAGATAGGTTTGACGGTGGCAGTACTGCTACTGGCTTCGGTAATGTACCTTCCCAGGAGTACATCGGAACGTCCACGCCTTCATAAATGCCCTGGTGATACTCAACACATTGCAAGTTAACCATGCCGATACTGTCGGTATTCGTACTGATACTTTTACCCGCAACCCTGAACAACTTATTATCGTAGCCATGTTCCGGGAGAGTAACCGTAATTACATCCCAAACTTTGAGATCCCAGCCTGAGTCAGTAGTGAAAGAAATCGTATTATGTGAATATTTTCCTTTTAGCAATTCGATGTTAATCAGGTGTTCAACCTGGTCTTTGTCATATACCCATGAATAATCCAGACTCTTAGCAATAACAAGGCCGTCACTGGTAAGTACATCACTGGCAGGAATATCTGATGGAATACGTAAAATGTCATCACTATAATTGTTAGTGGTGTTCTTCCATGTTGCATCAATGGTATTGAAATAGTCACTGATGCCACTTGTAGTACTGACAAACTCACCGAAAATTGTTGATTCGTCAAATGTCTGTACTGACAGTGCCGGAATATCTACAGTCAAATACAGTTTGCCGCAATGAATACTGGTGATACCGCCAAATGTCATCAACATCTTTTCAATGTTTGCTTTATAAGTGGACTGATAATCAATAGCACCATTACTGAACATCTGATAACGGGTACAGTACTGTGCTGCTGTCTGGAATGATGGTAAATCAATATTACCAGGACTGACACCGAGGCCATACTCTGTATTAGTCACATAATCGTACAGTTGGTTCACAGGGTTATTACTGACAATAGTAGTGCCAGACACTAAATCATAAATTTTCTTACCTGAACATTCAGCCGTTAATACGTAACTATCGTTGACCAGTAAGTTGTCTTCTAATGACTTTTGAGTTTTCTTGATAACGGTATAAATCTGTACGATCCCGTTACCCTTGAAAGTACTGTTATTCCACTGAGAACCACCATAAGTACCTGCCAGTACTTTACCCGCCGTGTAATTAGGCTTCCCGAAATATACCTCTAATTGCAGAATATCACGATATTTCGCATCGATACTGGTATTCGGTACTACCCCTTCAACAGTGACAGGAGTAGTCAGTACTGGTTCGTCATCAAGCCAGATTTGACTGACCTTGTTGATCTCACCCATTGCCAGGGCATGACTCGTAAACAGGTACTGACTGCTGCTGTTCTGGACGTTGTACCAGTTAACGATACTGCCGCATTTGACCTTTTCACCGTACAAGATAGGTATACCCGTTTGTGGGCTTGTAGAACGGCTTAGAGTCGTTGCACTGTCTGTATGAGGTGTAATACCCGGCATCTGTGACAACATCGAGGTTGCCACTAATGACGCTGCACCAGCTCCTGCACCCCACGCTGCCGCCGCTGAAAGACTTGCACCGCCCGTATAGACCGCTGCGGCTACTGCTACAGCCGTGATAAGGGCACCGACAATACTCATTCCCGAAATTTTACCGCCCATTATTCACCCCCTGCCGTACCTGCATCAGGAGTGATCCGGTAAAACGTCCAGTCATGTAGCCAGGGCAGTACTGCCAGGTTGAATCCAGTACTGTCGGCATTCAGTGCAATGTACTTACCATCGAGTACTACAGAACCGTGAATACCGTTAACCATGATGTCCCCGAACACTGGCTGATCGACCTGTACGCCATGCTTCTTACAGATATCTGCCAGTGAACCCAGTTCGTGTTTAGTGAACAGTTTCTGACCTGCTTTGATTGTCTTATATTTGCCCATAGCCAGATCGGTATATGCAGTACCGCATAGTTGATCGATAATTTTAAGTACCAGAATATTGCAATCATTTTGGCCTAACAGGAATTCAGTACTTATACATTCCTGAGCAATGTTATGAATTTTAATTATGTTGTTTCTCATTTCTTATACTTCCATGTTTGCTGAGAGTTAATTTTTCCTAGTAATGAAAAGTACGCGTCATTTTTATGTGTACTTTGGTGTACTGAGTTCGCCGCTAAGGTACGCTGCTGTACGTCCAGCTTCTTCCATATGCTATTGACGTATACTGTTAATTCATTCTTAAGATCATCGTTATTAGAAATCGATTCGAAATAATCAATATAGCCACTGAACATGAGAGAATGGTCGAGTACTGTAGCGTCTGCGGGATTCAAAATAGTCAGCCACATATTTACCTGTGCGTTTTTAAGACCACCTGATAATGCGAGTACCTGGAATGACTGCGATACATTGCTGACCTTGAATGACATTGAATCATTACTGATATCTTTCTGTTCACTGAATGAGCCAAAACTGTCATTAATGAAGTCTGGAAAACTGGTATAAAGATTGCCATTGATATTCAGGTCGATATAACCATCATTTAGATGAAGTGCCTGAACACCCGAACCCTGAACTGGATAGATATCAACACATTTAACTGTAACGCCTAACTGCATGACGTCTGATACTGATAACTGTGTTTTATTACCGCCTCTGGTAGTGTTCCAGTACTTCAATAGTGCTGAGTTTGTAAATACTGCCTGATTCATTATAAAGCCTCCGTTGCTTTGATACTGAGGTTCATAATGTTTTTAGATGGCAGATTTAAATCACAGTCAATATCGATAATGAATGTTCCAGTGATACCCTGATAGCGGATTACTTCACCTGCCTGTACGTTCTGACGTAACGCCGGAAACACGGTTATTGAGGTGCCTGTATTGGCGATAATGCGATGAATTTTAGTACTGTTCTGGAAGGTTACTAACGTCCCAACTTCAAGCATATTTGCTGTGCAAGGAATAACAGACCCGCCTTTATTAATGTTTGCAGTACTGTATACTGTTGCAAAATGCTTGCCTGTATATTGACTGTAATAACCTAAATCTGTACTGAAAGGTTTGCCCTGCGAATATTGAGCAATAAAATTCAGTACTTCCTGTCGGTCTGCCTGATTGAACTGGATATTGAATGTTAATTGATAGTACTGAATACCCGTACTGCGGCGTATCTGTGAGCCTGTCCAACTTTTATTAGAGTATGCTGGTTCAATACTCTGCATTTGGAAGTCACTAATTTTAATGTCGTTCGAAAATAAAGCCATTTGAAATCTCCTGATTTATAGTATTTATCAGGAGAACGAAAACAAAAAAGCCAGCGTGAATGCTGGCTTTTGATATTAAGTGTTTCTCTTTTGTGCTGCCCGAACTGACTGCATAACGTTATTAGAATGCTTCTTTAACATTGTCTGGAATTGTTCATCAGTAATTTGACCACCACCATTAACTACCAGTGGTGCATTAATGACAATCTGACCAGTACTGTTACTCTCCTGCTTATCCTGCTGTTTCAGGAATTGAGTTAAATCACGGTTGTTATCGTTATTCAGAACACGTTCACCCGCTTTCAATACCCATGTTGATTCATCTTTGCCACCCAGTTTAGGTACTGAATCAATACCGCTGTGTGCCTGCCCCTGAATCTGTGTACCACGTGCAGTACTGATAATGGATGCCCCTAAACTTGCCACCTGTGCATAGTTCGCAAAGTTGGCAGGCCACGGCGTAGCCATCGCATTCGCTAATGCTTCCTGAATTTTCATAACAATATTGGCAATCGATATACTCTTACCTACCACAAAAGCGGCTTGAGCGGCCTTGTTGCCCTTTCCTGCAACACCTTCAAGCATGGTTCCAATATTCATGGCTGAATCTGCAAACATCTGGATCTGTGCCTGGCTGTTCTGCCGTTCCACTTCTGCCGCTTTGTTATTGTATTTTGCAGTCAAATCAGCTTTACGTTTTTCAAACTGTTCTTTACTAATCAGTTTGTTCTGGTACATTTGTTCATCAACCTGAATTTCAAAATCACGCTGTTTATATATTTCATCCTGCTGCTGTTTGATATCTGCCTGATTGCCAAATGGGTTAGTTGGATCATGCAGTCCAGAACGGATATCCTGTGCTGAAAGCATTTTTGAAATATGTTCGGATGTAATATTCTGGGTATTACCGATAGTCAGTGCTGCCAGATTCTCACTTAATTGTTTAGGATCTGTTGCTTCCAGCATCTCAGTAATAATACGTTTAGAACCTTCAAGCCTCGCTGTTTCCTGCCGGGAAATAATATTTGTTTTCTGGGTTTCATTTAGATTTAGAATAGTTAAGGACTCATCCAGTTTTTTACGTAACTCGTTCTGTGTGTAGTTATATTGCAGTACTTGCTGTTCGGCGGAATTCTTACCCAGTTGAGACATTACCTGATTAAGGTTAATTTTTGCCTGTAGCTGTTTAAGCTCCAACTGTTTAGCGGCATCTGCGGCTTTTTTGGCTGCGTCTGATGCTTTCTTCTCACCTTCTGGATCTTTGAGTTTATAGGGCTTGCTGGTTGGCTGTTGCGTAGGTACTGCACCTGCCGTTGTACTGTTAGAGTACTGACCTTTGCCCCATGAATCCGGCAACGCATGATGATCACCCAGTGACGCAAAATCATATGCAAATCGTTTAAGATTTCCTCCCATCTGATCGAATGATGGTAATTTCCATTCACCAGAAAATATGTTGCGTAGCTCGTTGAGTGCTTCGATGACGGGTAATAGTGCGTTAACTCTGAGTTCCTGGAAGTTGCGATCCAATTGAGCAATATTCTGTTGATAGCGTCCGTATGCCTGTGCCGTTTCAGTAGTAATACCAGCATGTTGTTTTTCAATAGCATTGATCGCTTCAACTTCTGATTTGTACTGTCTCAGTACTGGCAATAGCTTACTACTGTCACTGGCGATAGACTCCATAGCGTTCGTGATCTCAGCATTCGACTTACCCGCTTTTTGCAGTTCGTAGAACGTCTTGATAATCATCTTGATACCGCCATCAGCATCATTCATGTACTTCGTAAAACCCTGTAGATTGACACCCCAGGCTTTCAGGTCATCCCCGAAACCACCCTTGCCTTCACGGAAGAAATCACCCATGTGATCAAGAGCATCTTTGTTGAAATCACTGAATTTGTCATATTCGATGTTCAGTGAACCAAAAGCACCCTGTAGCTTCTGTAATTGTTCTACGGTCATTCCAGAAGTTTGTGAGGCTTCATTCAGTACTTTAACGTAATCAGAGGCTGCATTTACCTGGCTGATTGTAACAGCGGTTAATGCACCGAACCCTGCACCTACAGCAAGTAGACCTGAGTTCATCCCGGCCAGCTTGCCAGTAATATCACCGAACCCACCAGATAATGAAGCGAGCGAACCGCCCGCCTCACGACTGAATGCATTTAAGCTGTTCCCGGCTGTACCTAAAGCACGTTGCAGGCCAGTAGCATCACCGTTGATATTGAATACTAATTGTTGATTGTTCTGTGCCATCCTTAGCCCCCAGTACCAGTACTGCCAGTAATGAATTGCATCATGGCTGACTGTTGTAATTGTTGTTGTGTCAGTTGTTTTTGTTCTTCATCCTGCATACGTTCATATACAGTTTTATTAGAAAGCAGGCCGTGCATATCCCAGTCATGAACATTGGCCTTCTTCATCCCGTCCTGTGTCAGATTGCCACTGCTCATTAATATCAGGTGGGCAAGATTCGAATATTTAATATGTTCAAACCTTGCTCCTGAAGGTTCAATACTGGAATCGTAAATCATCATGTACTCAAATAGTTCAGGATCTAATGACTCCAGTTCTGATGGACTCAATCCGCGTTTGTTTAATAGTTTCAGGGAAAACATCAAACGCGGATTGTTCCTTATTTTTTTTCGATCTGATCCTGAACTTGTGGTTCGTCTGCTTTAGGCCACAATTTCATTACTGCGGTGTTAATTTCACCTACGATAAGTGCATCAATAGAATTAACGTTAATTTTCCCGTCTTCATCAACATCAGAGAAAATAGGTTTACCGTTTTCATCTGCAACTGTATAAAGTAGAGTACTTTTAGCATCAATGCATTTTTCGAAATTGCTGATAGCAGGTCGATGAATATGCAGTACTGCACCATTCTTTAGGGTAACTTCGTGTAGTTCAGGCTTCAGGGCTGCAAATAGAGTATGAATATCCATTATGGCAGTAATCCCTGTGCTACTGGTGCCCCATCACATGCAAAGGTCATTGTGAGGTTCACTACCTTATCCCGATCACCCTCGATCTTCTTCTCGCTAATGAAGCCGTTATAGACAACATATGAACCTGCTGTTTTAGTGGCATCGGTGAAATAACTGAACTTCAACTGAATACGAGTGCCATTTTCAAAAGCAGTTACTAGTTGCTGCTGGGCTGCGTTATCTGGCATCCAGTTAACCTGTAAGGTCACGTCTGCGGTTGTTTTACTACCTACTAGTTTACGATTGTATGAAGTATTGAAAGAAACTACTTCAATTACTGTTGCAGTACTACCAGTACCGGGGAAAGCGGCAACTTCTGGGATATTAGTAAATGTTGCGGCTTGAGTGGCTCCGGCAGTACCAATACCTACTGTGAAATATGTCCCGCCGAAAATGTCCATTGGAGTTGGCATAATGATGTCCTTATCATAGAGTTCAGTACTGGCATCCTTGCCAGTACTGAATTGTTGTGTTTATTCTTACTTATTTATGGCTGCAATCATTGCCCGTAATTCAGCAATTTCATTTTCCATTGCTTCAATTTTTGCAATTGAATGATTTAGTGCAAGTGCGGTATCCATCATAATGACGTTATTATCAAGTGCTAAGGTATCATCCTTATCACAACGATTACCTTCATCATCATATTCCGGTGCGGCTGGTACTAACTTGACATACTCACTATCAATATCGCGTAATGCGTCCTGTGCAATAATGCCACGGCGTTCACGCTCCATCGGATCAAAGTTATATTTGAAAGTACATGGTTTCAGCTTTTTGATATTTTCATAAGATGCTTTACCATCGTTATATTCAATATCATGTTTTAGTGTTGCATCAGAGGTTGCGGCCTTCTGGAATGTGTAACTACCCGACCAACCGCCACCCGCTGTACAGGTCAAATCACCTGATGCTGGAGTAAAGTACCAGTACCGTGTTCCCGCATTACCGGAATCACCAAACTGAGTTAACGAGGTGTTACCCCAGTTAGTCATTCCATTACCAACGTTGCCCCACATTGATCGCAGTTCATAACCACCGTTATGTCTGTATGCCCATGACAATGCACCAATAGCACTGACACCAACGGGATCTGTAGTCATATTTTGATAGATACCGGATTTACCTGACTGAGCTGATTCCCACCACGGTGCAGGAATTGGTGAACCTATTGATAAGAGGCTTCTGAAAGTCCCATTAGTCGCTAATAAACTACCATCCTGACCGATATCAAAATAACTCTGAATTGATGGTGATCCACCTGAAGCGACAATACGTGCCTTACGTGTTTCAACACCGCTTGAGGACTTTTCATATACAGAGAACATATAAGCGGCTGATAATTCTGCACCAGCAACACTAATTGTAGATCGAAGGAGTCCACCAGCCCCCGCGAAATTATTGGGCGGTGTTGCCGCTAAGACTTCATCAGCCTCAATAACACGTGTAGTTAATTCACCAGTATTAGATAATTTGAGTACATCAGTAGTATCAGTAGTACCTGTAGCTATTCTATACAGTGTCCCCTGGACGGTTTCATGAAACGTGGCATCAGTGGAACCAGAGCCGCCTTTGAACTTTCTAAGATATGACTTCCCACCCGCTGTACCAGTACTCATTGATGTATGACCGTAGGTACTTTGGGCAACTGAATCCTGGTTGATAGTGTTCTTAACAGTGAGAGTGCTATTGAAAGTACTGGCACCTGTTATCGTGCCACCAGCCAACGCAAAACCACCCAGTGCCGCAAGGCCAGCCGCTGCTGTTGTGGCACCTGTACCACCCTGTGAAACCGGGATAGTACCGCTGAAATCGCCCTGACTCAGTGTGATGTCGCCGGTTAACGGAATCCCATTTATCATGAGTGTTGAAGGTACTGTACCTTCAATATCTGCCTGAGTAAGGACTACGTTTGTACTGAGATTTTTCCCATTGATGGTGCGACTAGTCGGTACTGCTCCAAGATTCGTTAAAGCTGCGGCTGCTGTAGTAGCTCCCGTACCACCACCAGTGATCGGAATCGCTGTAGTCAGTCCGGTAAGAGACTTGATAGTACTGTTCACACCTGCACTGGTAATGTTTGCAGTACGAACCCATGCAGACCAGGTTACAACGCCACTACTATTACTTGTGCCTGTACGGTTATAGATATCATCAGCATTAGCCGGGTAATAGACCTGAGTACAGCTATTAGCATGTGTTAATCCATTTTTAAGTACAGCTAACGTACCTGCTGCAACTGCTGGATAATTCAATGCCACGGTAGCATTTGCACTTACAGGTTGTTCATAAATGCCATGAACAGAGCCGTTCAGGGTATTCAGATTGACGCCTGTTACGATGGTTCCGTAGTACGGCATTGCTGATACATCGAGTGCCCCCAGTACTAAATCATCACTGAGTACTTGCCCGTTGATCGTTCTTGTCGCTGGTACTGCTGATACGTCTGCTGCGTTCAGAACAATGTTGGCACTTAAAGGTTTAGAGTTCACTGTTACGGTTTTAGCAACACCGCCCAGGTTTGAAAGTGCAGTTGCAGCAACGTTTGATCCAGTACCGCCCTGTGCAACTGAAAGTGCTGTAGTCAGTCCGGTAAGAGACTTGATAGAACTGTTAACGCCTGCGGTAGTGATGTTTGCAGTACGAACCCATGCTGACCATGTGACAGTACCAGTGTCGTTTGAAGTGCCTGTACGGTTATAGATATCGTCAGTACTGGAAGGGTAATAAACCTGAGTACATGAATTCGCGTGAGTTACGCCACTCTTCATTACAAACAACGTACCACCTACGGCAACCGGATAGCTTAAAGCTGTTGTTGCGTTTGCCGTAACGGGTTGTTCATATATTCCAAAAACACCGCCGTGCAGAGTATTAAGATTAATCCCAGCGGCGATAGTTCCGTAGTATGGCATTGCTGATACATCGAGTGCTGAAAGGTCTACATTTGAACTCAGAGCCTGACCATTAACGGTGCGGCTTGTTGGCACTGTTCCGGCAATATCACCCTGTGCTAATACAATATTTGTAGAAAGAGCCTTACCGTTAACGGTTAGAGTATTCGGTACAGAGCCTGCAATATCAGCCTGTGCTAATACAATATTTGCAGAAAGTGCCTTACCATTTACTGTACGGCTGGTTGGTACTGTTCCAGAAATATCAGCCTGAGCAAGCGTAATATTACCAGTTAAGGCTTTACCATTCACAGTTAATGAAGTTGGTACAGTACCTGCAATGTCTGCCTGTGCTAATACAATATTGCCTGATAATGGTTTGCTATTAACTGTTAAAGTACTGGGTACTGTGCCAGCAATATCAGTCTGAGATAATGTAATGTCTGAGGTCAAAGGATAACCATTAACCTTACGGGCAACGTTTGAACCAGTGCCGCCACTTGCGATAGGTAATGGCGTGTTTAACGTAGCTCCGGTAGCTGTCAGAGCACCAGTAATCGTCAGGTTGCCAGTACTGGATAAAGTAAGGGCATCAGAACTATCGGTTGTTGCACCAGTCGCTAAACGGTAGTTCCCTGATTGAATGGTTTCGTGAAAAACTGTATCACCACTACCTCCACGCATCTTACGCAAATAGCTTTTAGTACCTGCGGCTGCTGAACTGAGTGATGTATGACCATAGGTTGCTGCTGCAACACCGTCCTGGTTAATCGTGTTGTTTACCGTTACTGCACCTGTAAGAGTACTGGCACCTGTCACGGCTAAAGTACTGGATAGTGACAGTGTTGTTCCTGTGACACCACCAGTGAATGCACCGCCCGTTTTCGGCATCCCGCCGAGGTTAGACAGTGCAGTACTTGCCACGGTTGCACCTGTGCCGCCAGAACTGATAGGCAATGTTCCGGTTACGCCCTGCGTTGCACCTGCGGCCAGAGAGGGCTTATTTGCAGTACTGTAGACCTGATCCCATCCAGTACTATCAGTGTTCCTGATGTACATGCGAGGTGTTGCAGTCTCAGACACTACGATCTGTGCCTTATTAGTGCCACCACCATCAACCATGCCTACACCCAATAGATCTACACCCAGTGGGTTATCGGTACGTGTCGCCGCTACTTTGATAAATGCGTTACCAGTTGGATCGGCTTCGTAATGTGGAACTGTTGTACCTTCTGCACCCAAACCATAGTTACCGATTAGTAGTGGGGCTGGTTCGTCAATACTGCCCTGATTGACAATAGAAGTTGGGGTATATGTCCATGTACGCCCGTACACCTTATTAATATCAGCATCGTCTTTCTGTGCAGTGATTCGACCGTTAAGAATGATGAAGTTCTGACGTAAACTTGTTGGGCTTTCATAGATACTTAATTTTAGTTGGAAAACTTTGTTATTACTGTATGCACTGTTCAGAAACTGATGACCAACGTTAGACGGGTCGTAATGAACAACAATACTGATGTTACTAATCTTCAAATCACCTCGCAGTACTGCAAGATATTCTTGATCATATGTTTCAATAGTCTGATTTGAACTACTGATTTTTAGTTCTGGGAATGAACCGAGATTATCTATATTTTGATATACTGCGGTTGGGTAGATGTTATTGATATCAGTACTGTAAGATAGCAACGTGCGGTTGCCGAGCATGATCCCTGCCATTATTGTTATTCTCCATTATTTGTAGGACGTGCGATGTAATTAATCTGGCACGTTGTCATAATGGTATTTATGGCTAGACTTGCATCAGGGTCTGTATCATCGACTACTGAAATCAGTTTTAGTGAACTAACATTAATACCCTGCTCCAGTAGGCCAGTAATTAATTCAGTACTGAAAAGTACTTCCTGTACTTTCGTCATCGTTTGCTGTGCTGTTGATTCACTCTGCGATGTAACAAGTATATCCATTGTCAGCATCACAGAATGACGATTGCTGTATTCAAGTTGTTCGTATTGTTCGGTTACATTGCTGATCATCAAAATGTAATCACTGGATGTCTGACTATTTGTTTTAGCGGCCTTGCGTACCTTCAAACCATTAGATACAAAAAGGCTTGATACATGATTTTTAATAATTGAAATATTCATGTGATCAAGCCTCTCTGTAATAAACGTTACATAGACCTGACAGATCATCAATGATGTTGTAAACCTCGTGCCGAACATTATTCAGTACAAAAGAGTCATCATAGGTGATTTTATCACGGCGGCATGTAAAGTAATTTTCTGTTGTTTGTATAAGTCCTTCGGTAGTTTGAATTGCTATTTCGGACTGTTCGAAAATGACAGTAAGAGTACTGCCATTATCTAGTACTAAAGGTTCGCCAAAACTGTTAATCAGAGCATCCATACATTGCGTATTAAATGCTCTCATCAGATTAAGCCAGTTTGATGATACGGAAGGCTTCAGGCACCAATACTGCGAAGTCCAGATCAGCCCAAACGCGAGCGATTACAGAACCACGATTACGGTTAGTGGTATCGTCCATATCCAGCTCAAGAGAATCACCCCACTGTGCAATAGCAACTTTGGAGAAGTCACCGAGGATAATGAAGTTCTGACCAGCCAGTACTTTAGAGTCATAAGCAGGTACACCACACAGATCACCCTCATCGAACAGGTAAACGCCTGCGGTGTTGTCGCCACGCAGAGTACTACGCAGAGTTGCTTTGGTCTGTGGAGACATTACAGCGGCGATAGAACCGTAAGAAACGCCTTCATCACCCAGTTGGCCTTGTGCTGCTACGATGCCTGCATAGGTATATGCGTCTACAGTTTCGACTTTACCCGCTGCTACTACTGCATCTACGATTCCTTTCAGGATCAGGGCTTCCAGACGTTCAGCAGAACCAGCAACAATGGCCTGTGAAACAATTTGTTCTACCTGTGGGCAGGATTTAACTACGCTGCGTGACAGTGGTACAGAACCAGTGAAGGTTTTAGGCTTCAGTACTACAGATTCGAAATTAGCATCTACTTCTGGTGATACACCATTCTCAGAAATAAATCCGAATGAATTTGCGAAATCTGCCACAAGTTTAGGTACTGCAATTTCAGAGGTCAGTCCGGTAAACATCTGTACTGGGAAATTCTTAAGAACAGATTCAGCACGCAGAATATCTACGAATGAACCGTAGAGTACATCAGTGTGAATAATATCTTTTGCGGAAGTGGTGGTTACACCAGCACGTACAGCCTGTGCGAAATCAGCGTTAGCAACTACTGCACCGTTTTTACCGGATGGCAGAGATTTGTCACCGTCCATAATAGAACGGATCAGAGAGTTTAGAGAGAATTCCATTTTATCATCCTTGATAATGGGTTTATTTTTAATTTGTTGGCGAAACGCATCAATGCTTAAGCCAGTTTCGATTGCCTGATTTGTAATTTCAGCGTGGATATTGAATGCACGTGAAATAGCGTTAATTTCGGCAATGCGTTTTTGATCTTCTTCGGCCTGTTCTTCCTGAACGGCTGAATCATTATTTTCAGTATCAGTTTCTGGTTGTTCACCATCACCAGTACTGTCATTGTTATTTATCGTTTCCGCTTCGGCTTCGGAATTGCCTTCGGAATTAGACTCAGAAGTACTAGCAGTACTTTCAGTATTTTCATCGGGTTCATTTTCAGTTTCCTCGTTTCGTTCCTCTTGTTCGGCTGGCTGCTCGTCGTTATTTTCGGGTTCAGGTACTTCTGGTTCCTGCTCTTCTTCAAGAGAACGCCCTACACCGACTAGATCGTCAGCGGGTACTGAAACCATGCTAATTTCGTATGGTTCCCATTTGGTAACTAGGAGGTTGTCACCTTCAATTCGATAATCGAGAATGGAATAACCAACTGAAACTTTGCTTAAAGTACTTTCACGTACCATTTCGAACTTTTCAGCACCCATACCAACTGAACTGAAACGCACTAATGCACGGCCTACATGGTCAGCATCAATACTGGCTGACTCAATAACGCCGATATGATTATCAAAGTTGTGGTTATAAAGCAGAGCGGCCTTATTCTGTAGTCGTTCTAGATTGACGTTCTCAGGGTTATGCAGAAGGATTTCGTTATATTCCTGACCGCTAATAGTACGTACTACTGGATTTTCAGAGCTAAAAGCTAACAGTACTGTACGGTCGTTATTATCTGAGAGTACGTCACTCGTTAACGTCATCTCCCGTTTTTGGTTCTTGAATTTCATTTGAACTGTCCTTGTTCATTGTTTCTGTTTTATTTATCTCCGCTTCGCGTTTCAGTTCTTCAAATACGTGCTGTGGCTCCATGCCTAAATCACGGATAACTTGAGACTTCGACTTGACCCCCATCGCTAGTAATACTTGTTCGTACTGAGCATCTTTATTAGGATCAAGCGAGACTTGCTTAACAGTAATGAAAGTACTGTTAGCGATGTTCTCAAAGTTGGTGAAACTCAGTTCCTTAAGTTCAGTAACCATGATTCTTTTAATAAACTCACGATAGATAGGCTTGAGTACTTTAGAAATAAGGAGATTTGAACGAGTCTTGAACCCTTCACGGCTAATTCTGTCTGCCATCTTCGCAGCACTGAATGACGCATTTTGTGTGTCACCAGTTAGCATCGACTTTGGTACGGATAAGCCAGTTGAAATTGTCGTAAGTACTGCATCACTGAACTCTGTGATTTTGTCAGTACCTGCCTGCGGGTTCAGAGTCTGAATCTGTTGGCCTGGTGCAAGTTCTTTAATACTGCCCGGTTCAAAGTGTTCGACGTATTCACGCTGTTCTGGTTCACCGTCTAAGAGTTCATCCTGTGTATTATCGCTATTGGTAATGAATCCCATAGCCGAACTTGCGATCTTCTTCTGTAGTACTGCCGCTTCGTTATAGCTATTAAAGTCCTCCAGGGTTTTCATTACTGCAATACAGTCCGGGAAACCTCGTTCCTGTCCTGGGAATTCTGGAATGAAATAATGCAGTACTTCACTGGCTGGTACACGTTGAGTACTGTTGGTCTGAATCGTGTAATTCAACGGGTTAATATCGGCAACGTGATAAGCCAGTACTCGACCGTGCTGATCACGCTCTATCCCATTACTGATGTACGAACCGTTTTTCAGTAGCTCGTTTTTAGTACTGGGAATACGACTAGCATCGATGATTGATACCTGTAGTTCATCACCGTCTGTATGCAGTCGAACAAAACATTCACCATCGGTAGCTCTTGCACGCTCTACCAGTTGTTGAAAGATGTCGAATGACAGAGAACCATCAGTACTAAAGCGGTTTGCATCTGATGCCCACTCGTAAAACAGCTTGTCTAAACGGTCTGCCAGTACTGGATCGGTTTGACCATCGAGGCCAATCGGTGAAGGTCTAACAGTGATACCGTCTGCCCCTGCAACTGTGCCAGAACTCAGTGACACATATCGACGTGCATACGGGTTTTGCAGTACCAGTGAACGGCTTGCATCACGTAGCGATGTTAGAGACTGTCTCAGTACTGCATTGATGTTGACGTTCTGAACACCAGTACCGTAAGAGCCGATAATCTTTGTTGGTAGGCCGGTTAGTGAACGGCTTTGGGGTTTGAATTCAGTACTGGTAGGTTGATATTTACGGGTTTGTTTGGCGGGTTTCGGGGCTGGTACTGCGGGTTGTTCAATTTGCCGTTTGTTAAAAGGCCACATTCCGTGTGATCTCCTGTTATTAGCGGCAATGAATAGTACTTTTAAAGAACGTATTGCTGCTTGTTTTGTTTAGTTTTTTCTTGAGGTCATTGACCTGTTTAGTAATACCATTTCTCAGACTGGTCAAAGTATTAAGATCTTCTTTTACGAGAGTCTTGTTGTTTATAGTCAGAGTACTGGTATCACCTGTAATTCTTGCACTGATGATTTTATTAAGGTCATCAAGTTGTGATTGCAGTTCTGTTAATCGTGATGTCTGTGCCATCGGGTCAATGACGGTGACAGTACTGATAGTTAATTCACCATTATTGTTATATACGACTGAGTAATAACCCGGATTCCAATCTGTGGAGTCGATAGTTACCGTTTCAGTATCGTGCTGTGTGTTGTGTGTGAATAACGTATCAGTACTATTTCCGATTTTAATTGTGCTATTAGGTGGCAGTACTTCGTGAAGTACTTCACCAATATAAATTGTTCCTTTCATGTTTATTTATCCTTAGCCGAACCATGATTTGCCAATACTCTTAGTAGTTGGTTTACTGTATTTATTGTTCGGTTCGGCAGGCTTGACGGGTTTAGTAGATTCAGTACTGGTAGTTTCGGTACGGTTGCTACTGCGATATTCACGCAGTTTCTTGAACGGTTGACCGCCTAGTTTACTTAGAGCCAGTTTCATCATGCAGAGGCTGTAGACCAGCGTATCAAGTGCCTCATTACGACGGCCTGTGATCTGTTTCCATCGAACACCACTACCCGAACGTTCTAAGTTCTCTGCTGTGACCTGTTCGAAATAGTCATCAGGCAAATCGTGTGCAAAACGTAGCGTTAGTGGTGCATCTGCTAAACCTGCTACTGCATTGTTTAGCAGGCTACGTACCCAGTTCTTTCCCTCGTGTACGTTCAGCATGTAGAACTGACGGCCTTCTGAGGTACTGCGTTTGAACAAGTCACCTTTGGTATTCGAGCTGCCCTTAATCATTTCGAACTTCTTATACTGCTGACAGAAACTGTGTACCGTCTGCATTGCCCTACCGTTACCACCGTCAACAGCTACTTTCAGTACTGGCAAATCACGCCCGGATACTGTTTTGAAACGTTGATTACAGAACGCCGCAAGGTCTGTATAGGCTTTTGCCCCTTTGATTTCACAGTTAGGGCTATAGAAATAACGATGACCGAGTACGAATAGTTCTGTTTCGTTAAAACCTAATACAGTTGCTTCAAGTCGGTCTAACTGTTGGTCACAACCTACGACAATTCCCAGTACTGAATCTGGTATATTCTTTGAATCGAATGAGTCATCACGTAAGTTCTCTAATGCTAGATCATCAATTTCTTCTTGAAGGTCTGAATAATGAAGTCCGAGTACTGTATTGTAGAAAGACTGGTAATTATATTCGAACCACGCTAGTTCAAACTCTTTAGCAATAGACTGAATAGTACTGTTCGGTGAATACAGGCGGTTAATATAGAATCCTGCCGCGTCAGTTACAGATGGGTTCTGTGCTATCCAACGTCCACCAGCTACCATTTTAATTCGTTGAGATTCGGTTATTTCATTATTACATTTTGGGCAGTGTAATTTTGCAGTACTGCTATCTGGAATATCACGCTTGCCTGCTTTCTTCCATTCGAATTTTATGTTCTCCCACTTCAATGTATGTTCATGCTGGCAGTGAATACATTTTACAAAGTACTCACGTTGATCTGAGTTCTGATACTCAACATCGATTGCATCTCCTGAAAATGTGGGAGTACTTGAAATAAGTATTTTTGCTTCTTGGCCGAAATCGGTAGCCCTCTGCTCTGCCAGGCGTATCGGGTTCCCTTCTGGTGAGTTCTGGTCTATTGCCGAGACTTCATCAAGTATAATTCTCTTGAGCGTTTTTCCGCGTAACCCCTTAGCACTACCTAATGTGAGGAAATACAAAAAACTACCGTCTTTTAATTCGGTCTGCTGCTGGTTATTAGCTTTGGTTTTATCATTCTTGTCTGTTACTAATTCTGACAGTACTTGTACTTGCTCTATGGTCTTGTCAATCTTCGCTGACTTCCATTGCTTAAGCTCTGATAATGAACTTTGGGCAATGCCAATATTAGAACTATCAGTTGCCATCCAATAGAACAATGCTGAATTGAGTAGTGTAGTTTTAGCAATTTGTGCTGATGTTTTATAGACAACTTTGCGGTACTGGTCAGACTCAATAATATCTAACATTTCTTTCTGAAATGAATAGAGGTTTAGTTTTTGTCCGGCTGCTAAACCATCAGGGAGTACTAAATGAGTCTCAGCCCATTCACTGGGCTTTAACTTCTGTGGTGGTTTGATTATTGGTACTGCATTTTTCAGTACTGTTAGTGTCTTGTTCATTTTCGGCATCCGTTCCTTGCTTGCCTTGTTCATCCTCTTCTGGTACTTCAAACTTCATGTCGCCAACTGAATGCAGCATTTCATCAATACGTTGCTGTAGTACTCGTTTAACTTTCAGTACTGAATCTTGTTCGAAAACTTCATGTTGAATTTTGTTCGGTAGTGAGCGGATATAATCACGCAACGTTTTAAAGTACTGGGTAAGTGCTCTGTGAACTTCATCGGCTTCGATTAGTTGATCTAGTTTTAACTTTACTTCTGCTTCGGCTAAATCTGCCTCTGCCTGCATTTTGCGTAGTCGTGCCTGGTCAATCTTGTCTCGTACATCACCATCACGTAGCGGCGTTAAAATGTTGTCTACGATCCATGCACGTGCATTCTCTTCTGTGTCTGTAGGCATCCCGCGTTTCTGCCATGCCAGTACAGTACTGTGTTCATAGCCGTAATCACGGCCTAACTTTCTGATTGAAATTGAGGTGGACATAATATTTCCCTGACTGTTGTTCTTATATTTATCAGGGTTCAGTACTGCATCTGGGATTTCACTGCGTTCACTGAGTAAGTGTGACACCGGTTTTTCAATATTATAAGGATCACTATCGACCGGTGTCACACTTGCCATTAATGAACATCAAAATGACGAACGAATCCAGTACTGAATATTTTGTGGTGTGGTTCGTTGATCAAAAATCGCACATACGCAAAAAAGAACTCGCTGCCGAACACTGCCGAGGCTGCCCCACTCAGGAGTACCTTTTAATGCTTCTGTATCGCTCTGTATGGGTCTGTACTGAATTAAACGCGTCCGTGCGTTAATATTTCTAGCGTTGTTTATGAAGTGATACAGGCTGTTCTGAGAGGTGTTCTAAATAGTAATCACGAATTGCTATAACTTCTTCTTTATAGAACGTATGGTTAACACCGGAATACAGTTCTTCTACAGTTTGCCAGTACTCAACATTCATAAAATCTTCTGCGACAGTCAGTAATAGGCAACACGCCCTGCCCAGTTCTTTAGCGGTTGGTTCTTCCGAGCCTTGCTCAAACTTCGAAATTAGTTCTAAGGCGTTGTGTGTTAGCTGGATACTGTCAGCAGCAGACAATGATTCAAATACCAGTGTATCGTCTGCAATACTTTGTACGATTTTCATACACTTCCCGGTGTTATTGTTTTAACTCCGGCCAGTCTGGATCTTATCTTTACTGTCTGCAATACTGTACAAACATGGGTCTTCCCCGATCATGGTGGGAAGGCTCAGAACGCCATATTCAGCTTTCCGTAGTGGAACATCACCCCCAGTTTAAAGCGCTCCCGGTTTCGGTATCCCCTGGCTTTTATCCTCAGCAGCCTGATCTTGCTGTTAAGTGCCTCCGCATTTCCGTTTGAGACACTGTGTCGCATCGCATTCAGGATCCCGTACAGCCTTTTTCCTATCGTTTTCGCGGCATTTTTCATCATGGGAACGTCACTGTTAGCCGCCAGCGCCAACCATCTCTGCCAGTCACTCCGTCTTTCCTCGCTCCATGGCCTGTTCCAGATATCCTTTGCCAGCTCTTTCAGCGCCCAGCACTGGCTCGTCAGCTTCATCTGTGCACGCAGCCACATCAGCTTTTCCTGCCGGGATTCGGTCATCCACTTATCGCTGTACTGCCACAGGAAGCGGGTTCCTTTTGCCTGGTGTCGGCTTTCAACAGGGAGGTGCGGATGTTCATTCTGACGGGTTTTATCAACTACCTCGCCCAGTTGCTTCGCCACATGGAAGCGGTCAAAGGCGATTTTCTCAACCGCACTGGGTAAGTGGATACGCGCTGCTCTTATATAGCCCGCGTTCATGTCCATTGAGAGCGTTTTGATAGCCAGCAACTGCCCATCAGTGAGCGTGCGAAGATAGCCGGCAAGACTCTCTGTGCCGCGATCATCCGTTAAGGCCAGCGCCCGACCATCGCGATCGGAGATCACCGTTATGTAACGATGTCCTTTTTTAAAGGCGACCTCATCCACATTCATATGACGGGCGGATAATGGCTTTTTTATCCGGGCAAGACCTCGCTTAACTGCCCGGGTCATAATGCCGTCAACCGCATTCCAACTGAGCTTAAGTTGCTTCCTGACAGCATCAACGGTGCTGATTTTCAGCCATGAGAGAACGAACGATTCGAATAGCAACGTATACCGGCTTCCGGGGCCAGCCCACGGAACAGGCAACGTCAGGCAGCCATGCTCCGGACACATAATTCGTGGAACATCGGCTTCAACAATAGTGGTGAACTGGCAGGTATCAAGATGGCGCCATTTACGATGACGGTGATCGTGAACAGAACAGGATTTACCGCAGGTCGGACAGGCTAGCCGGGTGTTTTCAGCGATCTCAATAGTGACAGTAACAGAACCGGCATTTTCATCGAGAGAAAGGGACTTTACCTGCCACGGATCGGACAGGTTGAGAATATGAGCGTAGAGGGACTTTTCGTCCATGGCGGTGACCTCTGGCGATTAAATACACCATTATCATGCCTTCAGCCACCACAACAAGGGAAGACCCACAAACATACAGTATAAATGGAGGGTATAGGGATGGGTAACAAAGATGGGTATGACGCGTCGATCACCAGTGGCATACAGCGGTTCGTACATCATGGGCAATGGGCTACTGTGTGCTATTGGGGTTCAGCTCTAGATGAGTTCAGGATGGGTGATAAAGTCTTCTTTCAGAACGAGCATAGGCAGTACTGGTTAGGTCAGATTCAACCTGATTGTTTTGTGCTGCTCTACCCTGAACCTCTACCACGAGTGCTAGACGGCCTTACCTATCTGGACTCAGTACACCGTATGCATCAGATACACGATGATGATGATTGGTTCTGTGACCAGGGTGAATTGCCGTTCTAACAGTGCCAGTAGTAATCGGGGCAATAAAGCAATACCAGGCCCTGCATAAAGTTCTGTTGATCGGGTTCTGGATGGCTGAAAAAGATATGCAGTACTTCACTGTGTTCATCGTAGTGCATATCTAATTTGATTAGTGGTTCTGTATCGATGACTGCTAGTAGTTCCTGAACAAGTTCGAAATAATATTCAGTGCCATATAGTGGAAGGTGTATTGATGTTCTCATAGGGTAAATTACTCATGTGTGTTTGAGTATTTACCCTATGAATGCCTATCATTGACTGAATTTCTCAATACCAATGATTAGTTCTGATTTACTGACGCTATATTGCCCTGCAACATTAGCCCGTATTTCTCTAATATAATCAAGATATGCAGCACTGGTCAGTATACAGTTAATTTTTTCAACCTCATCCGTTCTGATATATAACATCGAGCCGTCTGAATGTTCTGTGCCAGGTTTAGCATACTCGCCTGCTTTCGTGCCAATACGTTTAACTCGAATATTGGCATTCTGTTTATTACAGAATTTAAACATATTACTCGTTTTTCGAATCTCGTGCATTGTTCGTTTTGTGCTTCGCCGTTCCCATATTTGAAAACAGCACGGTACATGATGCGGTGCATTATCCAGAATGAAACATTTATTAGGTGATGTCTCATCTAAAATTAAATGATAATGATCATTAAGTCTATTCTGCGTTGCAGGTTTTCTGAATGTAAGTGGGACTATGAAACATATGTATTCGCTGTTCAGTGATGCACATTTATTGAAAAACTTGATCGCAAGCTCGCTTTTGAATCCAAACGGTGGGTTACTGAGTGCAACTATTTGGTTATCAGTAACAAAATCCTGTTTCAGGAAATCACCACTAATCAGACCGTCAATTTTAGGATCGATATCAAAACCTAATCGTTTGTTATCGGTTAACAGATTATAAAATGCCCCGGTGCCTGCTGCTGGTTCCATGACCAAAAAATTGCTTAAATCGATATGTTTCCGAGTTTTATTATAACAGTACTGTGCATATTCAGGGGATGTATAGTACTGATCTAAATTGTTTTTAATGCTCATATTTATGTAACCCCAGCAACGTTATTGTTTTATATTTATTGCACTGTGCAGCACTATCCCGTTGCCTGGGTTGTATTGAACAGACATGATAATACCTCACAATCAATAATGTCAGGACGTGCGAGGGTATTCCACTCATTCGTTCGGGGTAGATAATATGGTTTGAAAATGTCCCTGTCAATTATTTTTATTATAAAAATTCGCAGTACTGAAATATGAGCCTCAATAATAAGTACTAAGTACTGGAATATTAGTGTCGTATATTATGAAGTACTTTAAATATTACCTAACCAGCATCGGCAACTGGAATTAACAAACCAAAAATAAGTGCTGATGCTGGCATGAATGAGTTCAAAGGTGGCAGTACTTTTACATAGACACCACTTCAACACTAACCTTCTTACCGCCCTTATAACGTAATAGAAAATGGTACGCTTTATCGCATGTGACATTTGAAGTCGTTCCGCTTGAGAACCAGCTCGTTTCGGTTTTGATGCTGTCTACCTGGTCGCACTGATAGCCTGAGAGTGTGATATCACGCTGTGCCTTCTCCGCATCGTCTTTCGCAGCGTTGTCATCGGCGGCAAAAGCTGTGAAAGAAGTCAACAATAACCCTAACCCAATAATTTTTATCATTAAAGTTCTCCAGCACCTAGAGGTTGCTTATCCGTTGCAAAATGGTTCACCACTTTATCGATCGGTCAAATCGTTATTATTAATTACATCAATAGGCAATAACGATCAATGTTTAAGATATTTCCCCTACCTATTCTGGTAGTTAAGGGCTACTGATAAATTACGTTTACCACTAAAGTAGTGCTGTTTAGGCTTCGCCTGGCCCTTCGTTGTGTGAGAAATGATCTGATGCAGTGGGCGTATACAAGGTGTACACGAATCGTTTATAACTGTTCTATCCCACTACCTTTAGTAGGGGTAAACAACCCATTACGAGGGCTTAAATCGAGATGACATAAAGTTGTGGCGGGAAGTCGTAGTACTTACAGTTATAATAATTCGAATTGAAATTAATAATCAGACATTGAATAGCAGGGTATACATATGGAAATCATCGGGTTACTAATTTTAGCATGGTTAGGTTATGTAATTCTTGGCGGTTACAACAAAGCAAAAACACGCAGGTATCATGCAGTAGTTTCACGAGCAAAAAGAACCTTAGATGAAACGAATGAACTTTATCGTCCGACCTGGATTAATAACGATAACAAAAGGAATGAGTTTATCGGTGTCGTGAGAAGTCTCAGCTCAAAACAAGGTGTGCCAGGTAATTACTTAGACCACCTTTTTAACAATGAGGCTTTTAACCGCATGGTGCTAATGAAATTCACAGCCATCTTAGAGCAAAATAAGATGAGCTTTACAGATCAGAAAATGGCTGTTAGTGAACTCATTCAGGATTTGTGGAAAGATGGCGTTGAAATGCCGCCATCAAATTCTAATCTGCAACAGATTGTCAGTTTTCTTGATACCAAAATTTTTAATAGCTTTGATGGTTCTGCTGTTGCAGCACGCCTATATCTGGATGCTAATTTCATACACGCGGTTGAAACATTCAATAATCCATCTGCTGTTTCATTTGAAGAAAAATATGGTCATACTATTTCAAGTGAAGCTAAAGCATTCTTTGACAAAATAGATGTGACGAATGGTGCTCAGTATATGGAGTTAAATTATCAAACTCACGGCGTTAATCTTACCGAAATCAGTAGATACATTTCATCATTTAGTAATAATAAATCTTCAGAAGAATTAATTCTTAAACTGTTGACCGCTGAGCATCTGATTGAAACCTGGAAGCTCCGCTAATACCCTCTACTTATTTTGGTAATACCCAGTACTGGTAGAACTCTCTATCAGTACTGAACCCTACCTAACACCTCATTACGGTTCAGTACTTGATGAACATCACGATTTACAACAAATCCTGACATACTCAAAGGCCAAAACACCCCCTTTTTTAGGGGGTTAGTAATGGCTGCACTGTGCAGTACTATGTACCTCCCATTTTGCCGTATAAATGGTTCTTTTCATTTAGTTATCCATACATACATATAAATTTCTTTAATGATTTTTATACCACTAATAATGATGGAATAGAAATGAATCGGTTAATAACTTTTTTGTTATCTGCCGTTGTATGTTCAGCAGCACAGGCTGAATGTACTGGCAATTACTATCACAGCATATGTACATTTGATAATGGTGACACTCACACTATTACAAGAACTATGAGTTCAAGCGGAGAAGAAATTACAGAGATAAAAGGACACAACAAAACATCTGGGGCAACATGGGAGGAACGTACTAGAGTTCGGGGAGATGACACCATAACTAGAGGTACGGCTGCAAATGGTGCCCGATGGCGTCAAACAAAACACAATAAAGGGAACGGTGAATACCAGATCTCAGGTGTTGATGCGAGCGGCAATCTGTATAAGTACGAGTGCAAAGCGTCAGAATGCAATGACAGTTATTAGTACTTAGTTCCCTACCAGTACTGAACCCTAATCAACAAACCCCAAACGGTTCAGTACTGGCAGGGGTTCACAGCTTACCATGACGTACCGGCATCGCAACCTTTGAACTTATGTCAAATCATGTACCAGTTCAGTGTGGTAAGGTAGAATCTACGAACAAAGAATAACTAGCGGTTTAACGTATGAGCAACGATGTACCTGCCATCCTGTACAAATATAGAGCGTTCAGTATTAACAGCCTGGACTCACTGATAAATGATACTGTGTACTTAGCTGATCCTGTTTCGTTTAATGACCCGTTTGACTGTCAACCATCTGTGGTGGATGATTTGGATGATGTATTAAAGTTACGGGATATTGCCGCTACATTAATACTTAGTGCGAGACGTACTCAGTTAATGAGTTCAAGCGAAACTCTTCAAGACTTTATCCTGCATCTAAATGGTAGTCTAATGCTTAACATGTTTAATGGTGCCAATCCCCTTTCTGTAGATGATGAAGTATTCGAAGAGGAGTTTGGGCGTTATGAAAAACATATAGAGAGATGTGATGAAGAATATTATGAATTCTACTCTCTTCAAATCCAAAATATGAAAAACGCAATTTTGACTGAACTTAATAGATTGGAGAATTCAAAGCCTATTAAGAATTGGCAAGAAAAAATTGATATGTACTTGGATATAATTAAGACTGAACTTGTAGCAAGCCAAAACATTGGTGTATTGTCATTAGCTGAAAATTTCGACTGTCCTTTAATGTGGGCACATTATTCTGACGAACATAACGGATTTTGTTGTGCCTATAGCATACCAGGTGATGTAAGTAATTTTGCCGCTACAAATGAAATACAAAAAGTTGACTATGATGGAGTACGCACAGTTCTAACAAGTCAACTCCATGAATTATTTAGTAATCCTATTGGTAATACAACTGATATTAATAAAGCGATTTATTTTGTGAAAGCTAAAAAGTGGAAGTATGAGAATGAGTACCGTATGATCGGCAAACCGGGCTTACGTAAATCCCCCTTCATTCTGGAAAGTATCTATTTCGGCCTGCGTTGCAAAGAGTCCGTGAAGTTCAGCATTATGTCGGCATTAGCTAACCGTGACAGTACTGTTCAGTTTTACGAAATGAAAGAGGTGAAAGGTACTTTTAAACTGGAACCGAAACAGATCTCGTTGTCTGATCTTCAGGGTTTGCCGAGGAATTGATAAATTGGTAGTACTGTTTACTCCATTTAGCCGTCTAGATGTATGTGGAATTCACTACCATGTGTTAAAACTTAAAATGTGGAATTATTTACCTATATAGGTTTAAGGTAGTTTTTTCCTCATTTATTGATCTATTTTTGAGAAAGCAGAGGTTTGAGTGTTTTAGAGTCGTCGCAGACGGCGATAAAACCGATTAACCGTATGCGTAGTTCAATAGCGAGCACGCGAGCTATTGGACTATTTCATTATTCATTACATTATGAATCGAGACACAAACGAGCGTTGCTCGTTCGGTCGGGTAATCCTCATACTCCGCTACGCTCCGTATTCGTATTCCCTATTTCCTTTTATTATTGGTTTGATCAGTAATGACTGAACTAATGAATTATTGAATACAACTGTCGTTCGCTACGCGAACACGTGTCTTGAGTACTGACGCCCTCGACTACGCTTCGCTGCGTTCGGGTTGTCCTGCTCGTGTTCAACTCGCACATACTTCTAACTGTCAAAGTTACTATCCCCCACTACCCTAATTAACCCACGTTAGTGATTTCCGCATAACGACAACCAATAAAAAAGACCGCAATTAAGCGGCCTCGTTTTACTTCATCATCCCTCGCAACATCTCTACCTGCTGTTCTGTCAGCTTTTTCTTAGTACACCATTTATCGAACAGTTCAATACTGACATCACCCTTATGTCTCGACTGTAACGTACTGAATGCTTTTCTCAGCTTCTTGTCATCTGCATTGAATACTTCCGGGCGTCCTGGTTTCAACTTTTCAGTACTGTCATCTTCCAGACCCAGATCGATATGATGGATGTTAGCAGCACCCAATGACTCAGCCTGTTCTCTATCTACTACATAAACCACGATCTCAGACTGAGAATCGTAATCACGCAGATTCGAACGGTTGATGAACTGGTATAGGTTCTCAAACTCCCTGGCTTGCACCAGATCCTGGCCCGTAATGCCGAACTGCTCACGACACATAACAGCTTCAACAGGGCTAGGTTTCATACTGGCTAACCAAACCGCCGTTGTGTAGCTCTGGTACGCGTTCATGCCACGGCTATTAGGCGAGATGTACTGGCCTGTGAGGATCTTACCCATGTCACCTTTAGTTGAACTGTTCGACGTATAGTAGTACTGACCCGTTACGTTCTGTTCTATGTACTGTGCGATGGTAGGCAGTGCACTAGGGTTGTCAGTCCTGAAAGTACTGGTGAACCGTTTCTTATCGAGGAAATAGTACACCTTGAGTCGTTCACTCACTGGCACTACACGCTGCCGTAATGACATTTTGACTTCGGTAAACAGACTAGGATGCGAGCGGTACAGCAATGACTCAGTGAATTTGTTCGCCAGAAATGTCATATCCAGGCCAGCATCCACATACTTTTGAATATCTACCCAGGCCATGATTGATAACTGGTTGCAGTCATCCCGGTAAACTTCATGCCCGTCCTGAATTTTAGTACTGAAAAAATTACTGTTCATTCTGAACTCATCGTACAGGTCGATAAATTCAAAACGTTGATGAATATCGGATAGCAAATCATCATAGAAACGGGTAATTGGAACAGCGGTACAGTACTGTTTATCGAGATCCGTGAAACTTGTGAACAACTGTTTGTGTACTTCATGTTTTTTCTCAGTATTGATTACCTTGTAACAATGAAAACTAACAACATCATCTAGCATGATTTTACGGTTTTTGAGCAATGACAGATCTGAAATACGCAAAAAAGCCCGCTCACTGATGATTAGTACTCTGTGCGTCGGTTCTTTGAGAAATTGGTTTACGGCGTACTCGACATTGCTATGAGTTTCAGATGATATCACCGTACAGATATCACCTAACGCTGCGGCTGACTGTTTCATCAATTGCAGTTCTGAATGTACCAATAAATAAGGTATATCAGTACGTTTTATCATTTCAATCGTCATATATGTTTTGGACGATCCGCAATCGCCCTGAATATAGTTCATCATTTATACAATCCTTGTAAGTTTGAGTTGGCAGTACTGAATTGATGGTTCAGTACTGCATAGTATTTAACGGTGAACCGTACAGTAATACGGTTCACCGTTAATTGTTTACAGCTTTATTGTTATGCGTTTTTTACGAATATCATTTTTCAGTTTCCGTATACGTAATTTCAATGCTGCAATGATTTCACGTAAAGGCATTGGTTCAGTTTTGTATTTCTCAATTACAAGTACTATCGCCTTTATTTTCCCCCGCTGCCATTCACGGTGTGCCAGTTCAGGTGTACTAAATGTTCCGAGAGATACCTTCTTTGACTTATCATTTTGCTGGAGTTGGCTGCAATGGGCTTGGAACCCTTTACCGTGCCTAGTGACTCCAACCGGCAGTAATCCGCGATCATTACCACGATCTAGCAGCAAGTTATTCACGTATTGCGGTACATACCTACAAGCGGCTTCTGAATACTCTTTATTGCCAGGAACTAGAATATCCTTGTCCAAGCAATAACCCGGTACATAGTGATCGTGTATATTTGAGTTTTTGAAATTCGAACCAGTCAACCAATCGGGATGTACTGTTACGTTCTCATATGTTGGTTGTCGAGATTTGAACATTTCAGAATACGCTCTGGTAATGACGCTATACCAGTTCTTACCTTGACGTGTTTTGGAGAAACCCGGCACATCATTGATGCCTACACCACATACCAGTTTTTTAGATTTTAGTTTCATTTATATACCAATCCTTTGGTATTTTTCGCTGACCCGTACAGCAAATCATTTGATTCGGGTTGGTTTACTACTGTCTGAAAATCTATTCAGACGCAGAGTTCATACTGCCATTTCTGTTCAACGTCCTGGCAATACTGAATTTTACTTTTTGGTAATAATCGTTTGATTGATTACATATTGTATTGCCGCTGGTAAACCTTTCGGTGCTTGTCCACCATCAACTAATGATTGCAGGTATTGCATCTGCATCTCAGTTAGTCGTACTGTTACCATTCCGGTTTTCTTTATTTTTTGCATAGTAGTCTCCTGTATATTTGAGTTCAAAAAAGCAGTTTTCCGGCGTGAAAAAACGCCCTGATTGCCAGGGCATGTGTAATCACACTAATAGGTTTTTGGAACGAACTTGTCTTGATAATATTGATTGTAACACTAGATAGAATTCCATCCCAAAATCAGCGTTACTTTTTGCATTTTACATAGTTATTTATCAGAAACCGCTGAAAATAGGCTGAAACGAACCCAGAAACAAGAAAACCCGCCTAAGCGGGTTCTTTGTATGTCTAGTACTGTTACTCTGGCTTCTTGAACACTGTCCGTTCAGTACTCGACTTTTTAGGCCAGAACTGAGAACCCTTAAGTTTTGGGTAGTTCACGATAGCGAGCATATCCAGTACCATATTAAACATGCCATCTTGAGCCGTTTCCAGATTGTATAAAGACGTTTCGATATCTTTGATCAACCTGTGGTTCTTAACTTGTTCGATGATTTCAGCACTAACTACAGTACTCGTATCTTTGTCACGTTTAATGTAGTGCGTCCATTCATGCCGCTTACCTGCACCCTCAAATACAAAGTATTCACCCTCTTTATATGAGTACTGCAAAGAAACGATACCATCGTACTTATGAATGACAACAGACCGCATTAACCGCCGTACTATTTCACGCAACTTAACTCGTGTTTCATGAGTTGGATCGGAAATGATACCCCACTGTATCAACTCAAAGAAGTTCACCATATTCGTTTCAAACACGGATTGAGTAGTAAGTAGTAATTTCTTCTGATTTATTCTATCGAGTTCCTGTACTAATTGCTTGCGTTCTTTTTCTGCTGCTGCCAGTAGTTCTACTAATGCTTCTGAATAATGTTTAGCAATACCAGATGCAATATTTTTAATTTCCGTGTTCAGTTCAGCAATACGAACCTCATGCTGTTCGATCTGTCCATCAAGATCGGTGGCTGAGTTCTGATTACGTATTGAATCGTCAAAATACGCATGTGTGAGTACAATCATTAAGCAGTGTTCTATCAGAATGCCTGATAATGACCATGACCGAGTACAACCACCACCTTTTGACGCTAATCCACTACTGCACACGTAGCGTATTTTACCGTCTGTAGTAGTTAAGGTATTCATCGTACCGCCACACTGACCGCAACGAATTAAACGCATACCACCTAGTAAACTAATGCTAGAACTTTTATTTGCCCTGAACTTGTTATTGCTTTTGACTTCTTGAATTCTATAGAACTCAGCCTCAGTACATAAAGGTGGATAATAGTTTTCTAGTTTATGCTCGTCCTTACCTAACTGCATTATCCGACAACCATATAACGCCGGATTCACACGCATATTTTTAATTGTTGAACCAGACCAATCACGACCTTTAAACCCATATGGGTATCTCTCACGCAAGGCTGCAACAATTCTAAAAACACTATGACCCTCTTTACACATTTCGACGATCATTTTTGCGGCATCCCACATAACCGGATGAGGCTTAACGGCCTCCTTTTCATCTCCAGTAGAGTCTATCCACCATACGTGACTTCCCGCACTTTTAATCGTGGCGGGTTTACCTTCTTTGTGACGCTCAATCAACAGTTTCGTATGACTAACAACACGCTTCGATTTTGTCTCAGACTCCTCATTAGCACGGGCAAACAACATGATACTCATCATCAAGCCAGTAGCATTTGCCGCTATCGATTCCCTGTTATAAACGTGTTCATCCAGGCCTGTAACGATGGTGATACCCAGCTTCAGTACTGAGATAAACCATTCTGTCGCGTCGAGTACGTTTTGACGTGAAAGGCGGTCTAACGATTCTACATAGAGCCATGAGTCTGACGGTACTAGACCGCTTTTAACAGCACCAATGAACCCGCCTAATGCTGATTTCTTCTCATCCCAGTTTGCACCCCTATACGCCGATACCGCTTCATCACGCAGTTCTGCCCATTCCAGCCCGTTACGTGCGGCATACTCTTTTGATTTACGGGTTTGGCGTTCGAGTGAACTATTGCCAGTTTGCTTGTCGGATGACCAACGAACATACGAATACAGTTGAGTTTTCATATACTTGACCTGAATTTTTGTTGTTTGCGTT